ATCCGCCATCTTGCCTTCTCACGTCAAAGTGTGCTCCACTGGAGATGCCAGTGCTGCCCTGCAATAGTCCGGTTGCTCCTCCAGTGCCACCAGCCACAGCTCCCTGCGCTTTTGTCACTGCACTATTGGCATCCAGCACTGCCTTCTGCCTTTCCATTTCAATGTTGAACAGTTCCTTCTGGAAACGAATTGTTTCCTTCTGGAAGCTATTAGCACGAGCTTCTCGAAGATCATAAGCCATATTGATCATGCTCTTTTCATTTTCAAACAATGTCTTTTGACGTTCTATGTCGGTTTTTGTTTGATCGGCGGAAAGCTTATCGGCAAGCGCTTGTCGACTTGCGAGTGCAGAAGCAGCGGTCTTGTCAACGCCACCAGCGCCTGGTATGGGGGCAAGAGCTAAATTTGCACTTCTGTCTTGTGCTTTTAGCGTAGCTCGCGTTGAATCTACTATTTGCTGCTGACTTTGTATCTTTTGGTTCAAAGACTCCAGCATTGAAATATCAATTGCAGGCCGGCCACCAATAACCGATGGAGTCAATTTTCCTGCCTTTCCACTAGATGAACGCGGACGAAACACATTTGTTATTGAATCGGGAGAAAGCTCCCTCACCATTTTCTCTTCTTCTGGTGTTAATAATTTATATTTTTCTCCTTTATTTTTACCCTGCAATCCTCTAACAAGAACTTCTTGCCTTCCAAGTTCGTTTTGCTTTAGCTGTAGTTCAGTTTGCGACATTCCTCGTATGGCATCTGATGCGCCCAATGCTTTTGTTCTTGACTCGTCAAGAGCTTGATTCATTTTGACAAAATGTTCTATCAAGAGCCCAAGCCCAACAAGAATAGCGCCAATGCCAGTGGTGGCAAACGCCCCTCTGATGACTGCCGCAGTTGCAGCAGACGTGGCGCCAGTGGTCGCCATCATTGACCTGAAAGCAGTCAACATGCTGGTGCCCGACGCGACGCGAGCATTGAAGACGAGAAGCTGTATGGCATTCGATGCCCATAGTCCCCTCATTACACTGAGGGCTATGTTTAATGGCAATACAATTGCATACACTCTTGCCATGTAACCAACAAAAGGATTGCTGGCAATTTGGAGTAAAACTTTACTAAGACCCAACGCAGTTGTTGCAAAACTTTGCAGCAATGGAAGGAATTGCTTGACGTTTTCACTTAATCCTCGGAAAGCGGGGCGCAGCTTCTCCAGCTCTTGAGACAGAGCAAATCCACCAGCGGTTTTAGTGGCTGCGCCAGTGAAGAAAGCATTGAACCCATCAGTCAAGATTTGCAAACCACTTGTGAATGGAGCGATTACCTTGCTGGCAAAAAGATTACCGGCAGGTTCAAATGCTTCATACAACTTTTTAGTTGCATTGCTCATTGCATTCATCTGCCCCTGGAAATTTTGCGCTGCACCTTCAGCACCTTTTGCAAACTTGTCTTTCATTACAATGCCAACATTAATTAGCAATTGCTTCATCGCCTCACCTTTATATCTGCCATCTTCCATTGCCTTGGTAAACTCAACCATGGCATTAGGGCCTGTGAAGCCTGCTGCTTTTGCAAAGATTGCCACAGCACCAGGAAGTACATCTCCCAACTGTCCCTTAAGCTCTTCGCTCATGACTTGCCCTTTGCTTGCCATTTGAGCAAAGGCATAATTCACGCGATCAACTTTATCTGCGCTCATGCCAAAAGTGGCGGCACCTTGCGAAATACCAGCAAAGATATTGCGAATTTCATCTCCTTTGAATCCAGCAGGAGCCATGGAGGCGTAAAGATTAGTAAAACCATCACGCGCAGACTGTAAGGGAGTATTATATTTATCTACAGTATCAAGGATAAATTGATTTGATTTTTGGAATTCGTCGGCGTTGGGAGTGATGGCCTGGAGTGTATTGCGGAATGTTTGCAGTTGTGCAACGGCTTCTCCCACTTTCGATGGGAAATCAGTGAGGAAGGCAAGCGCCTTGTAAGTCGTGCCAAATAGCAACACTTGCTGGGCTGCATAGCCAAATTGATCACCCACCTCTTTCACCAAGCCAGCGCCTGGCAAGGAGATATTGGGCATTGCTCCTCCGAAACTGCCAAAGCCGCCAAAGCTGCCAAAGCCTCCTCGCCCACCACTTGGAGGAATGGGAGGCTGGCCTCCTCCAGTGGCCATTGAAGGGGGAACCGATGGCGCCTGCATGAAGGGCGGCTGTCCAACGTAAGCACCTGTGCTTACTGCATGCAGGGGCATTTGACTACGAGGAGTTGTTCCTCCCACTGGCGGCAACAGGGGAAGCGACTCGAATGGATTGCCCGTGGAAATCCTTACTCGGTTCTTACCTGTTTCCCCTGCAGCAGGCAATGCGGGATATGCGGAATATGATGTTCCAGCCAAAAGTGGCCTGTTTGCCCCCAAGTCAGCAATAGAAACTTTCTCAATACCCAGCGTTAATTGAGTCTTGCGTACGAGGTTTTCCAGAGCATTAATTAAACTATCAACGGCACTATCAATTTTGTTTTGCTTTACTCGCTGCTCTGCATCACGCAAAGACTGAGCAAGGTAGGAGAAGACATTAAGTTGTTTTTTTAGCTCAGCAGGGGCGCTAAAGGATTCCTTAATTTGTACTTCAACCACTCGTAAGTATTGACTAATAATTGCATCAACCCTTGCTTTTGCCGCTTCCGGTGATAGCGCAAGCTTTCCTGGTTGCCCCTCACCAGCACCTTGCGACAACATGCGCATCATGTCGCCCATGGCGCCCGCCCTTGTTGTGCGAGGCAAGAGTCCGAAAGGGCCAGGAGCGCCGCCGATCAAAGTGGGCGCGGGCGCCCCAGTGAGCATTGTCCCTCGCTTGCTTTGGTATTGCGGCGGCGTAGCGACAGAGGATTGCCAGTTAATTGCAGGAGGTAGAAGTTTTTGTCTTTGTGCCGCCATCATTGCCGTTGGATCCATGCCAAGCATGTGAAAAATGCCGCGAGCAAAAGTGTCAAGGACTTTGCCCAAGCCACTTCTGTCTGGATTACGCATTACTGCTTGAGGGTCAAGATATTTCTTGACCATTTCGATCGAAGCATCTGCAACAATCTTTTCGATTAAATTTTGTACATTACTGTATCGCCTTGCTCCTTTTACTCCCAACTGTTCGCCTATGTTCCTTAGCTCTCCAATGTCTCTTCCAGAGAGCGATTGACGCAAACTTTCTCTGCGAGCAGGATCAGACACGCCTCCGCTCATTCGTGCGGCGCCCATTTCCTGAATGCGCTGCCATCCCGCCAGTGCCTCTTTTTCAATTTGCGCCTGTGCTTTTCCGCCGCGAATTTCTTCAATTTCAGCCTTGACCTTGACAGTAATTCCAGCAAATTTACTGTTTACAGCTTTCTGAAACGCAGCAACTTCGCTGTCCGCAATGGTTAATGTGGCAGGAATTTTAATTTTCCCGCCATTGGAGATAATGGACTGATAAAGAGATGCGCGAATACCTTTGGCTTCCTTAGCCCTTAGCTGGTCGGCAGATCCCGTGACATCGACAATGATGTTGCCAATTTTGCGTTTAACTGATTCCCTAAACTCTTTAGCTTCTTCGCTTGTAATACCACTCCGAATACTAGTGGCGACAAGAATTTTGCCGTTTTTAGGAGTAATCTTTTCGTTTAATGCTTTGCGAACTGCACGCAGTTCCTCTCCAATAGCATTTTCCCTGACGCCAACATCAACAAGAATTTTTTTACCTGTTCCTCCAGCAACAGCCTCCGCTAGATCATTGCGAATTTTAGTAGCATCTTTTGGCGCGATCTTACCAAGAGTGCCGGTTATCTTAATGCCAACTTCTTTACCTTGTAAATTATCAAGAGCTGTTTTGAGCTTGTCAACTTCTGCCTCTGCTATTGCCGCAGTAGTTTTAACTTTTAGCGTGTAACTTCTGTTTGATATATTTCTCCCTAGCTTGGTGATTTCTTTTTGAATAGCAAGTCGATCAATATTGATTGGCAGCGAATAACCAGTGGCGGCGGTGCCAAGTTGCGCCAGTTGCTGCCGAAAGAAAGCAAGATCAAGTCCTACCTGTAGCTTCAGTTCCGCAGCAGCCATGATCTACTCGTCCTATTACCTCTCAGTTTAGCCAATTATTCGTCATTACTACGCGATGATGCGCTTTTCAATTCTTCAGCAAGCAATGCAATCACCCTGCCATCCATTGCCTTCGTCTTCATTAAACGACGCAACACTTCGACGCTCTTGTCAGTGATGCCATTTTCAGTGCGAATCTTGCGCGTATCAAAAGGCAAGAAGTCCTGAGGTGAAATCCTAGTCTTCTTGCCGCCAAGAGATCCGGCTACGAAGGAACCAAGTTTTGCGATGGAAATGCTTTCAAGGTTATACTTCGCCACATCATGCTTTTCAATCCAGCCTAATGCTGCATTGACATCAGAAACTCGCTGGCCGCCAAAGTTTTTAGCAGACCAGCGCTCATCGTTGTAGCTACAAGAATTGAGACGAAAATGAATGTCGTCCCATTTCACCAAGCCCTTCAGGAAAGCTTTGGCTTGTTTTTCTAAGCGTTCGGCAAGACTTCCTTCGTCTTCCGTGGTGCTTTTTTTGCTGCGTTTGCTTCGCTGGCCTCCTGCTCTTGCTCAGACGCAATAAATTCCATGGCCTTGGCAATCACGGGCCGTCCCATGGTCTTGGTGTCTTCAATGGACCAGTCGTCAACGGCTTGCCATTCGCCATCGATGAAGCCTTCACCACGGCAACGAACAAAGGCCGTCACCATGCGGGCATTGCTAGTTTCAATGCTACCGCCGCTGCTGATCATGCCCAGCGTCTCTTCAGTGAAGTCGCTAAGCAGTTCCATCTCGCCTAGGTCAGTGCCGCCCTGTAGCAGCGCAAAGGCTTCATCCAGTTCAATGCCCTTGGCAGTGGCGATACGCTTTGCCAGTTGTACGGCGCGAATGGTAGCTTGGCTTTGCACCTTGCTGATTTCTTCCTGCTCGATGGCTTCTGCCACCAACCAGCCACCGTGCTTCTTCAAACGAAGATGCTCCGTAAGTGCAAAATACTCGGCTTCCTTGGACTGAAGAAGAAAACTATACTTGCTCATGGGACAGGATGGTAAGAGAAGCGTTGAAGGCCTTCACGCGCTCGCTGCTAGAGCGAAACTCCTTTGGCACTTCAACAATGAAACGATGATGTTCGTCTGTAATTCTAATGGTAGTTTCAGTGCAGGCAATCAAACACAATATGCCGATGTCAAGGGAACCATCAGAAGAGGAGCAATTGATGGCATGCACTCGACCATCGTCGCTTTTTAAGTAGTCGATTTGCATTAGAGCCTGGCTAGCGCCTCCCGAACTCGCATCTTAAATCTGATGCCAGGTGCTTTCAAGAAGAAATTGGGGGCGAAGGCAATATCGTCAGTGAACGGTCGCGCTGTAGTATTGCTGCCAAGACCTTCGTGAACATAGATGGCGTATTCTTTCCCGCTGGTATTCTTTGCATCCCAATGCCAATTGGCCGTAACCATCGTTCCCGTGTTTTCAACCACCGAACTCTTTATTCCGCTTTCATACAAAAGGCCTAGATCGTAAATATCCCTAGGGCTGTCAACAATTTCTCCATTTTTTCGTACAGTTGGTTTGTCGCCCAAGTCATAAGCCCATTTTGACATATTCCCAAATTGCTCGTCCCAGTGCTTTTTGTTGATGTCCTCTTTCACCCACGTCTCAAACGCAGCAATCAAGGCATTTTCAATGATGTGGCCATTGATTATGTTGCCACCGAAGATAGCCATAACTATGGACCAGGATAAACATTACGAACAGTGGCATCAGGAATAAGAAATCTACAGCGCTCATAAGTGATGTCATCCTTCTGCGTGTAGCGCAATAGTGCGTCAGGGAATCGCCGCACCATCCTGTCAACAGCATCACTTAGCGTGGTGCTAGAAGGCGTGTATTGCACCAGCACTACTTCCCATGTTTGCATTACCTTCACTGCCCCTACCATTGCAGTGGGTAGCCTCTCGGGGAATTCACGAATGGTGGCCTCCAAGCCAGTCACCTTCCAATTGGTAGGCACAGACTGCCTTCCAACTGTATAAATTGCTGGAATTGTAGTCGTATTTGGAAGCGTGTAAATGCCCAGCAAACTCGGAGAGTCAGTCAAGAGCGTATTAATTGCGTCTCGTAGCTGGGTGATGTTCATGGTATTAAAAAGCCCCTCCCTAAGGAGAGGCTAGCAAGAAACAATGGGAAAGGATCAGACGTTAGGAGCAGTCGGGATAATGCTGCCAGTCTCTTGAGCATTCTGGTGGATGCCAATGCGGCCACGGCTCATCACGTCGAAAGTCACTTCCACGAGGTTATCAGCGGGATAGCTCTCGTTAAGGTTCATCACGCGGCCAACATAAGCCACGCGGTCATAGAAGAAAGTAGTACCGCTGGAACCCAGTTGCTTGTTCACTTCAAAATACACTTCCGCGTTCTTGTCGTAACGTGAAGCAGCAACAATTTGGAAGGCTTCGTCAAAGCTGTTGGGGATGAACACCGTGCCGTCCACGTCCTTCTGGAAGTAGGCAGTAACGGAAGCAGTAGCGCCAGCAGTGACGATAACGCTGTCAGAGAAGCCGCCGCCACCAAGGACGTAGAATTCAGTGTTGTTATCGTTGAAGGCCATGGAGGCCGTCGTAGCGGCCTGCAGCGTGTACAGCGTGGGAGCACCGCTGACGGTGAAGGTGGCGCCGCTCTGTGTGATGATGGGGCGCGTAGTGCCAGTGACAGAGCCAACACGAAGGATAACGTCTTGGCTCTTAACCAGTTCGGTGGGGTGGTAAATAGTCATGTGTCCTCGATGGGAGAATAGGAACGATTAAGCGTTTAAGACGCTTCCTTTACCAACCAGTCTAAAGATGCCTCTGATTGGTGTGCCAAGAAATTGCCAATAATGTTCAACAAGGTGCTCATTAGGCAATAGTTCAAACCGTCCCTCTCTCCCATTGATAATGGCAGAAGCGCTTTCACCAGGAGAGATGCCAGTCAGGGCCAATGGTCCAGTTAGGCGTCCCTCCATATAGACGGCAGTATTATCAGCACCAAGCAGATAATCGTACCGTGGATTGGTCTTTTGCTTCAAACTGGCATAGTAAGTGATCTGTTGAGTGACAGGCACTTGATTACCAGTATTGGCATCAACGGTGTAGCCAATGGTTACATCCCACTCAAGAGTGGCATTTGCCAGTGGCGACATTCCGTTGATCATACGACAAAACCAATGGTGAAAGAACCGGCGACGGTTTCGAGCATTCGCTTGAACTCTTGGCCATATTGTGTGGCTTCAAGTCCTTTGCCATATACCTTGCCGTCAGTGGCACCCACTTGGATGCCCATTTGTGCAAGTTGAATGGCAATGATATGGGCTGCTAAATGCTTGACTGCACGATCTGTCTGGTCTCCAAACACATCGGCGGAAGCATCAGCAGTTGCCTCAGAGATGGCTCCATTCACAATGCCCGCAGGATGCGGAGTGAATTCAGGAAAGCGATCAAGAAAGGTTTCGTAGGAAACTGCCATGATTAGGCCCTTCCTGCTTTAATCAGTTCTTGACGCTTGGCAATGGCGTTACGCACCTTGACGCGACCTTCAATCTTTTTCCATTCAGCCAATTGCTCGACATCATGGATGATTTCAATCACACGAAATGCTTCAACCAAGGGCATGTTGCTCAGTGATTGCACGTCCTGCGGAATTTCTTCTACAGTAATGCGCTCCTGAACTTCTTCAATGGCACCAATCGCCATCAGGCGTTTGACGGTAGCGTTTTGACGCGCCTTTAGCCATTGTTGTTCTGGCACTTCCTGGTTGAGCCCTGGAGCCAGTTGAATGAGACCAGCTTCAGTGACTACGCCAAAACCACCTTCACGAGGCGGATTTTCAAGGTCGGGGCGGTAAGCAATCAACATTTTGAAATGTTCTTAAGAACTGCTGATAGCTTAACGCCCATCCTCGCTAGGTTCAAGAAGAAGCTTGAACGTAGATGACGCTCTTGGGGTAGTACAGAGCCACACCACCCACGCGAGCGTGAGCAGGAACAATGAACTCCAGACCACGCTGTTGAGCGGGGAACAGTTCAAGCGGCTGGGGAATGTGCAGTTGCACCTTCTCGGGGTCACGCTTGTACACCACCATACGGCTGGTGTTCAGACGACCAGCGTTGTTACCCTTAGTCAGTTGGTTGATGGGCTCAACGTTACGGATGTAGGGGTTGGTACGCAGGAAGTATTCGAGCACGGTCACGTCCGAAGAATCGGAGTTGCGGGTGGTCGAAATCTTGTTGTAGTCGTCGTAACCAAGCAGGATGGTGTCAGGCTGCTCCTTCATCTTGGAAGCGCTGATGATGGCAGTAACGCCATAGTTCAGCAGTTCAAGCATTTCCTGGGCGGTGATGCCAGCAGTGGAGAACCACTTATCAGCAGCAACAATGTCCACGGTGGAGTTGTTGAAGAAACCAGACAGGCCAACGGTGCTCTCGCCAAAGAGGGCAACGCTTTCCACTTTCTCTTCGTAAGCGCGACGCACTGCAGCAGCACGACGTTGCTCAAGAGC